AGGAGCAGCAGCAGGCTCTGCCTTTGGTCCTATTGGAACCGGAATTGGTGCTGTCATTGGTGGCTTAGGAAGCCTTGGCGGTTCTTCCAGTGGCGGAGGCGGTGCAGGAAATATGGGCGGGATGGCTAAAGCTTTTGTACCAAAGCCTTTACCAACACCTTTTGGGAGTACGGATGACGCTGATGATTTTCTTACTAAATATCAAGAAGGTGCTTTCGGTGGGCTGCGTAGAGATGATGCTTTAGATATGGCATTTAATAATTTATCTCCTTTTGGTAGGAATGAATTATTAGCAGATTCTGATGCTGCCAGAGAAATTGTAGGTTTTCAGTACGATCCAAAGAAACGAGGTGAGTTAGCTTCTGTCTTTAGTAAAGCAGCCTTTGGTGGTAATGAAGGCCCAGCAGGTTTTGCTTCATTAGTAAGCGAACAAGCACAAGCTTTAGGTGCTAATACACCTGAAGAAATCCAACGCTTAGCATTTAATGCTGCAGCTAGAACACCTCAGGGAATGCGGATGGCACCAACCAAATACCAATCAGCATTGGAAGCACAGTATGGTCAATTGCTCCGTGGTCCTGATGGGGCACTTACTGGTAAGTATGATGTAGGCCGACCTGTGGTGGCCTTGTCTGAAAAACGCCTTGGCGGTGCATTAGGTTAAACAGGAGATTATTATGAGACAATCTTTAAGCGACATTGCATCACAGTACGGAGCCGGTTCTAATTTCGGACATGCTGATTATGGTAAAGCCAAAGAGCAAGGCTATTCTGATGCAGAAATCTCAGAGTGGATGCAAAATAACTCTGACAGAGTTTCATCAGGTAATCAGGCAGGAGGCTCAGGTGGCGGTCTTTATGATGAGATCCAAGCAGGCAATGTAGACATGTCAAAGGCCCAAGGTGGAAACACAGGTGGGCTTTCTGGTGCAGCATTAGAAGAATCTATTGCCCAACGTAATCAAGGTTTTAAGTTAGATCAGATTGCAGCAGCTGGTAATGTACAAGCTAATATCCAACGTTTAATTAATAGTGCAAATATGTATGCCGCTGACAGTACAGCGAAGTGGCAAATGTATGGAGCTGATGCTGCAAAAGATGCAAGCATTTATTCTTCTGATGCGCAGGAACGTAGTACTAAATATGTAGCTGATGTAGATCGAGCTAAAGCAAGAGAAGTAGAAACTATTCGAGGAGACTTTGGTCTGCAATTACAAGACATTGTTAATGCAGGTGCAAAAGAAGCCGAAGCAGTAAGAGGTGAATACCAATTAGCTAATACTGATTTGACAGGACAGTACGGTTTAGAGAATACTCGTTTACAAGGAGCAACCGAACGTGACGTTGCTAATCGGAGTAGGGATTCACAAATCTTCGGTTCTTTAATGTCTGGCTTCTGGTCTTAGTAGAAAGCTTAGTTGATAGTATAATTAAAGAATAAATTGCACGTTTAAAATGGCAAGTTCAGACGGTGGAAGCTACCAACAAGACGCTAGTGTTGATTTAGATTCGTTCCAAGCTTTACTTGATAAGCTAGAAGGTTCTAAAAAGCGTCAGCAACGTCAGAAGTCTGTCGAAGGTCGTCGTGACATCTATAGTCAGGGTCTTGCTTCGATGATGAGCAACTTCTGATACAGTTTCTCTTATCTAAAGAAAGATCATGGTAGTAGGCGCAGCTGATCCTGGAAAAGGACAAGTAGGTATGACATCAACGTCCCCTAAAAAGGACATTGATGAAACCTATGAAAATGATGATTGGTTTGATATTGACCAATACAAAAAAGCTGCCCAGGTAGCTTATGATTTTTCTTTAGGTAAAATGGAGAAGCAAGGTGAAGAAGAGCGAGAAACAATTGGAAAAGGTGGATCAGAGCAACGAGCTACAGATCGACAGAAGCAGCAGTTCGCTGAAAAAGACGAAGAACGAGATTACAAGCAATCCCAGAAAGCCTACAGATTCTGATATTAATATCAAGTCATTTGCAATTTGGCTTGATAATTTAGATAGTGCTTCCAGGGAATCTTTTACTGCGTTTGCAGAGGATACCTTTTCGCCTATTCAAGTTTACATCTATGCCAAGTTCCTTGGTTATGACGGTAGTATTATTTGTGTAGATGATTGGGTGGCAAAGGTTTATCCAAAACCTGATCATTTAAAAGTCTTACTGTATGAAATTGAACAGATGCAGGAAGACGTACGTAAGTTACGTTTAGATATTGAAAACTATGCCGTTAAACGTGACGCTGGTGTAGCACGTATTGCACAGATGCAAAAAGAAATCCGTGGAACGATTGCACAAGTAGATGCCTTTGTTTCGTCTAAAGATAGGAAGGGACTGCTCCTTGCGGGAGCAGACCGAGCTATCCGTGAACTTAACTCTGTATTTAAAGACGATCCTATTGAAGGTCCGTTACAAGAGGCTGCAATGTCTGTCTGGGCTAGAATTCAATTTGAAGATTAATTGGTTATATGGAACCAGACAATCAAAATCAACAAGCAAGTGTCTTTGATAAAAAAGATATTCAATCTCTTCTTTTAGATATTGAAAAGAATCGCCAGCTAACTGGACAGCCTATGCCACAACAAATGGAAGGTACTGGTGATCCTGAAATCTTTCAAAATTTATTGAATCAAGTACAGAATAGGACTAATGGATAACCCAAAAGTACCGCCTGAACTTCTTGCTTATTACAAAAAGAAATTAGCATCAACTCAAGGTATTGAAGCTGAAGAGCTTGCTAATAAAGGATTAAAAGCTTCTAGAGCAGCCAAGAAACATAAAGGCAAAAAGTAGAGTACCATTTAAGAAGTACTAGAAACATATTGTGCCTTCACATCTTCATCTTGCTTATAGACGTAATGCAAAAGCTGCTGCTGCAAATCATCGTCTCCGTAAGACAGATCAAGATGATATCTTTGAAAGGGCAAGAGAAGATTTTGGTTTTTTCTGTGAGTATGTAGCAGATAAACCACCTGCAAGACATCATAAAGAATGGCATAAGCAATTGGTTACAGGACAAGACAGTTCCTGTCTGACTAAAATTGCTGGACCAAATATTGATCTACTAGGACCACGGGGCTCAGCTAAGTCCACTGTCTTAGGTCTTTATACTGCATGGGCAATTGGTGTACATACAACCGCTCAAAAGCCCCTACAGATCCTGTACTTAAGCTATACGGTTGATATTGCACGTTCCAAGTCAGCCACGATTAAACGTATTATTGAATCCAAAAAATATCAAAACGTTTTTCCTAAAGTCAAGCTACTGAAGAACGTAACTTCTAATGAGTACTGGTCAATTGACCACAAGTTTGCAGGCATTGATACTACTGGTGAAGAACAATTTACTTTATGCGCTGCTGGCCTTAAAGGTTCAGTGACCTCCAAGCGTTCTCATTTGGTTGTCATTGATGACCCTGTGAAATCAGCAGCTGATATCGGTAACCCTGATATTCGTAAGATGATGCAAGATAACTGGAATGCCGTTATTGCACCAACGATGTTTGAAGGTGCTAGGGCAATCTGTCTTGGTACTAGATTCCGACATGACGATATTCATGCAACAACCTTCTCTTCTCAAAATAACTGGATGCAGATCGTATTATCTGCAATCTTAAATAATGAAGAGACAGGAGAGGAGGAATCGTATTGGCCAGAGATGTGGTCACTGGACTATCTAAAAGAAAAGAAACGACAAGCTCCTATTGCTTTCTCTTTCCAGTACATGAATCAAATTGTCAGGCAAAGCGAACTATCCCTTGCACCTGAACTACTAGTTAAAGCAGAGATTGCAACAGAGTTTGATTGTCTTGGTATTGGTGTTGACCTATCAGCTGGAATTAAAGAAAAGAATGACTATACAGTTATGGTCCTGGGCGGACGCATTGGAGACAAGATACATATTATTGATTACCGTAGGATTCGTGTCATGGGTAATCTAGAGAAATTAGATGCCATGAAAGAGTTATTAAACGACTGGTCGATCATTGGTAAACAATCTGATGGCTTGTGGTTCCCTACCTACAACACATGTGATATTTGGTCAGAAGCTGTACAGTATCAGGCATCCCTAGAAGCAGATTTTAAACGTGTTTGTTTAAACGAAGAGAACCTCTATAACTTGATATGGCATCCAGTCAAAGGTTTCCGTGCTGATAAACTTGCACGTTTCCGTGGGATCATGGGAATGTTTGAAGATCGTAAAATTGTATTTAATAGGTACCGTAATTTTACTAATATGTTTGAAGAACTTACTAATTTTGGAACCAGCTCTCATGATGACTGTGTAGATGCATTAGTATGGTTAGTAACAGGATTAATGAAACGCGGTAAATTACAACTGGATTATTAAATGGAGCATCTAGTTGCCATTATTGTCGCAGGCATTACAGGTTTAGGTTGGGGCACAGGAAAGATTTTTGCTCGTCTGCGTACGCTGGAAGATCGTATTGATCACTTTCCAATTGAGTATGTATTAAAGCAAGATTATATAAGAGAGATGGAAAAGATGAATAGAGAATTTGATAGTATTAATGATAAGCTTGACAAATTAATGGAAAGAGTTTTAACAAAATGAGTTACTTCATTGAGCTAGAGGAAAATGCTGATGGTGATTTAATTATGCAGATCCCAGAAGAAGTAATGGAAACACTTGATTGGCAAGAAGGTCAATTATTGACATGGGATCTCAAAGGTAATGGAATTATTGTTTCTGCTTTAGATGATACTTCAGGTTATGAACAAGTAGAATAGCTTGTAGTGATTGTAGTTTTATGCGTACTTATATTCAACAACCAGGCCAAGTAGGTGTCCAAGGTGGAACTATTGGTAATGCTGGTTACCTTGCTCAGATGCCTCCAGCTATTAATCCTGCAGCACATAGAGGTGCACAGAAGGGAGCAAAAATTTACAATAAAGGAGTGAACACAGAGAATCCATATGAGAAAAAAACTTTTTTAGATCGGACCGGACCACAGCTTCCACCGATGGCAAGACTAGACGGACAGATGAATATGAATATGCCCCAAATCAATGATGCATTTTTACAAGAACAAGAACGACAACGTTTACTTCAAGAGCAACAAGCACAATCTGAGTTAAATAATTCAATGTATGGCGGCGGTCAATATGGCCAAGCAGATCAGTACCCAGCTACAGGTGCTGGTTTTCAAGCAAAGTATGTAAGCTGAGCTAATATAGATGTATTGACTAATGCAGTTACCTATCTTAAAGAGCGAGGAAGTTATGGCTGAAGACAAAAGCAAGTACACTAAACCAGACCTGCGTGAACGCATTAAAAACAAAGTCATGCGCGAAGGCCGTGGTGGCAAACCAGGGGAATGGTCGTAGCCGTGAGGCTAAATAACTTCGGCACGTAAAGCACAACTCGTTGCTTCCGAGTACAAGAAAGCTGGTGGCGGGTACAAAGGTGGAGAAGGAAAGAAACAGAAGTCTTTAAAGAAATGGGGCAAGGAGGATTGGCAGACCAAAGATCAATATGAAAAAGGTAAAAAAGCTGCTGCTGCAGCCAAAAAAGCTAAGGATAAAAAGTAATGGCAGATAAAGCAATCCAATCTGACGGTACAACCAAACGCTACCTTCCCAAGAAAGCATGGGCCTCTCTTTCTAAAGAAGAAAGGGAAGACACTGATCGCAAGAAACGAGAAGGATCTAGGAAAGGAAAGCAGTTTGTTAAAAATACTGAGAAAGCAAAAAAGGCTGGAAGGGCAGCAAGGAGATATAAAAATAAAAATTAAATATTTGCATTTGGATGGTATTGTTTCTTTGCTTTTAAATAAATTGCATTAGCTTTTTCTGGTGTATCAAAGCTACCCAGATATTTAATTTTTCCATTTACTACAATTCTTGCCAACCATTTTTTACCTACTTTGCTATAGCCTTTACCGATATTATTTTCTTGATTACCTTTGTGTGTTACTATTCTTAGATTTTCAATTCTATTATCGTCTCGAATGTGATTGATATGGTCTATTTGTAAGTTATTTGGTGGCCATTCACCATAGCAAAGGCACCAAACAATTCTATGCGCTTTATAGTGTTTTCTTTTATAGTTAATTTTTACGTATCCTCTATTACCTTTTTTAGACCCAGCAATGGATCCGGCTTTAATACGTGTGCCTCGATCGCATTTCCAATATATGATTCCGTTTTTGTATTCAAAAGTTTCTGCAATTTCTTCCGAAGAAACCATAGGTATTGTTGTTGGGATCTAATTTTAGCAAAGTTTCAGATTAACTGCTAGAATGTATAAATCAAAATCTGGGAAATAATGTCTGAAGTAACTGGCCGTATTAAAGAGATTATTGATTCCTACATCGAGCGTGATGGTGGACAGTATGTTGATACGGGCATTGTTGCCAGTCATATTGCACAGATGAAACTCTTTGGTATTCGCCAAGGTGTTGAGTTTTTTCCTGCCCAAGATAACTTCGGTAATCAGCGCAAGGACTTTATTAGTAAGGTAATTAAATATAACAAGTTAGATACAAGGTTAGATTCTATTTGGGATTACTTTCTTTGCGATGGAAAAGGGCTTTTTTACATCCGGCCTACTGAGAATAATTATCGTCTCTATTTTTTCCGTAGCCATGAGTATCGCTCTTATTACAATGTCGATGGTGAACTAGAAGAAGTCGTAATCATCTATAGCTATAAGGTCAAGACTGGTAAAGCAAATATTTATCAAGACATGGGCATTGGTGGCCTTGATTCAGTCCAAGGTACGAAGCCAGGAGACACACCAGGCCAGAAACGTTATATCCGACTATCGATTAAAGCAAACTCTATTGAAGAGACTCATTCAGAAGGCGAGATGTCTTTTGATAATGTAAATGCTGTAATGCCAGGGAAGACAAAGAAGTTCCCTAATCAATTACGTTTTATTCCTTGCGTTGAAATCTTCAACAATCCCAAGGGATTCACCATGGATGGTAGCGGTGAATTTGATCAAATGGCAAACCATATTGTTGCTCATGATGATCTTGTCCGCAACATGAAGAAGAACTTACAGTTCTTTGGTAATCCTACGTTGCTGTCGTCTAGACCAAAGACAGACCTAATGGAACCAGGTAATTCTGACTCTGGCCCACAACGTCCATCGATTGCAGCAAACTCAGGCTTTACA